CAAAAAATGGCTTTTGCCATATTGGAACTAGGAAATGCCAGCAATCCCGAAGTCGATCGCTCAGCATATGGCCGACGGCACCTACCGAGCCGATCGGATGGGTGACAGAATCTACGCCGACCCCATTGGCGATATCGGCGAACCGCCAGCCGACCTACCCGCGCACGGTATGCGACTATGGCACGACGTTGCTGAATCGCTATCGCAAAGCCTCGGGCAAGGCGATCGAGCGGTTTTGGAAGGCATGGCGAGATGGTGGTGTATTCTGCTCGATGAACTTCGAGCGGTGACGCAGGCCGGCGACGATCGAGAGCGCCAAAAAGCCGTTGGCAACGCCGGAACGGCAACACGGGCGTTTATGTCGATGGCCAACGCGATCGGAGCTACGCCCATTGCCCGGCAACGCCTTCGAGGGGCTGCGGCCGACGCACCGGAGGACGATCTATTGGCACTGCGACGAGAGACAGCATGATTGCCAGCGAGCAACCCAAGCCGAAAGACAACGTAGCGGCGTATTGTGACGCGGTGACGTGTGGCGATATTGTCGCGTCGAAGCTGGTCAAGCTTGCGGTGCAACGGCATTTAGCGGACCTGGAACACGCACACGAACGCGGCTATTACTTCGACGCCGACATTGCCCATAGGGCGTGCATGTTTTTTCCGAAGGTGTTGAGACACTATAAAGGCCAATGGGCTGGCCAGCCGTTCGTGCTGTCTGACTGGCAGCAGTTTATCATCTGGAGTTTATTCGGCTGGCGACGCAAGGCTGACGGTCTAAGGCGATTTAGGCGCGGATATGTCACCGTCGCGAGAAAGAACGGCAAGACAACCCTCGGGGCTGGCGTTGGGCTATTGTGCCAGTATTTCGACGAGCCTAACGAACCGGGCGCGGAAGTGTACGTCGTCGCGACAAAAAAAGAGCAGGCCCACATTTGCTACGATGACGCGGTGCAGATGGTAACGGCCAGCCCCGCATTGAATAGCCGGTCAAAGGTGCGTAAGGCTCCGCACGCGATTTGGTACGTCTCGCAGAACAGCAAGTTTATGCCGCTCGGGGCTGATTCGCAAAAAGACGGACTCAACCCGCATTGCGTCATCGAGGACGAGCTACACGCCTGGACGGAGCGACAACGCGAGAGTAAGGAAAAGATGGAAACCGGCGGGGCCGCCCGTCGCCAGCCAATGCTGCTGATGATCACCACAGCAGGATCGGACGATTCCATTATTTGGCTACAAGAAGATGCGGCCGCCGTTCATGCTGTTGAGGCTGTCGCCAATGGCGAAGTGTACGACGATGAACTGTTTGCGTTCATTGCCAGAATTGACGACGAGGACGATCCGTTCGACGAAGCATGTTGGGCAAAAGCCAATCCAAATTTAGGCGTGTCGGCGAAGATTGAATACCTTCGAAGCGAGTCGGAAACCGCCCAGCGGCGACCGGAAAAGCTTGGGGCGTTCATTCGCTACAACTGCAACCGGAAGGCCGAGAAGGAGGACAAGCCAATTACCGCGACGCGATGGAAGCGGGGAAATCAGCCTGTCGTCGTGGCTGATGGCACGTACGGTCATGGCGGGATTGACCTAGGCCGCTCGAACGACTGGTGCGCGGTGTCGCTAGTGTTCCCGGAGTACATGGAGCGGGCTGAGGGCAAGACGCCTGTCAAGTATTCGATTGTGTCGCGCTGCTGGTGCTGCGACGAGGGAAAATTCCGACCGGACTTTGAGCCGTTCAGGGGCTGGGCCAATCGTGGGCTGCTCAATGTGTGCCGTGGATCGGCTGTCGATTACGCCGCCGTCAAGGCGTGGATTTTGGAGATGGCGGGCAAGTATCAGATTGAGTCGTGGGCGTTCGACCCGGCGTTTGCGGCCAGCTTTGGGCAATCGCTGCAAGAGGAACACGGGCTGCCCGTGTTCAAATTCACCCAGGCGCCGTATCACTACCACGAGCCGACAATGCGTTTTCTTGACGCGTTAGATGCCGGCATCGTGTATCATGGCGGCGATCCGGTGCTGGAATGGCAAGCAAAAAACATGGCCCTCTACCGCAACCACAAAGATCATGTCATGCCCATGAAGGGCAACGAAAAACACAAGGTTGACGGCATGGTGTCGATGCTGATGGCGTTCTCCGAGTGCATGTACGCGGCGCGTAAACCCTCTGGATCAATGGTTGTATTCTAGGAGCCTCGATGGAACCGCAAAATATTTCGGCAGGCTCCAGCGCGTTGCAGCGATGGATTCAGGAAGCGTTTGGCGAGTCGCAAGAGTCGCTTGGCGTTGCCGTCAACCCGTCGACAGTCAGGGGGATGCCAGCCGCTTGGTATTCGCTCAACAAGATCTGCGGTCACATCGGCAGCCTGCCGCTCAATCTGTACTATCGACAAACGGATGGCGACGCGGAAATTGCCCGTCTGCATCCCGCTTATTGGCTTGTCCGACGGCAGCCGAACGCCTTGATGACGGCCAGCGTATGGCGGGAAACGATGCAGCATCACGCACTTCTTCATGGCGACGGCCGATCGGCGATCGTTCGTAATGGGCGTGGTGAGCCTAGCGAGCTTATCCTGATGCGCCCAGATGCTTGGGCAATCGTCGTCGATCCTGGCCGACAGATCGTAGGCCAAAACGTGCCTGCTCGCAAATGGCATGTACGCGTTGACGATCCGACGGCACGCATCGCGGACGAGGATGTGCTCCACATCATGGGGCTGAGCGATGACGGATTCAGCGGCTTAGGAATCATCGACGCCGCCAAGCAAACGCTCGGGCTGGCGATTGCCCAGCAGACGCGGGCCGTGATGTCTGAAAAGAATGGCGCACGCGTCAAGTTTCTGCTCAAGGCTCCGCCTGGGGCGTTTCGATCGGAAGCCGACGCCAAGCAGTTTGTCGACAAGTTCAACGAGTTTCATAGCGGTCCGGAAAACGCGGACAAAGTTGGCTTGATCCGCGAGGGGCTGAGCGTTGAGCAGATCAGCCAGACGAACGCCGAGGCTCAGTCGATCGAAAGCCGCAAGTTTTCGCGGCAAGACATCGGCTTGCTGTTTTGCGTTGAGCAGATGTTAGGCGACGATACCAGCGTTAGCTACAACTCGCTGGAAATGAAAAATCAAGCCTACATTAACAACTGCCTACAACGCTGGATGATTCGTTGGGAGGAAGAGTGTGCCAGCAAGCTGTTGACGACAACGCAATTCTACAGCGATCAGTATTACTTCAAGTTCGTCACGGCGGCACTTCTCAAGGGCACGACGAAGGAACGCTACGGCGTGTATCAAATCGCTCGCCAGATTGGCGTGATGAACGCGAACGAGGTGCGCGAGCTTGAGGACATGAACCGACGCACCGATCCGGATGGAAACTCGTATGCCAATCCAGCAATTACGACTACGCCGCCCGCGACAACCCAACAACCTGCCATCGAAGATAGCAGTGATGACGAGGACGAACGCGACGATGACCAGCCGGCGCTGGCTGCCAAGCTTCGGAAGGTTGTCACGGCACGGATCGCGGCAATGGCCAAAGTGGAGGTAAGCCGAGTCATGCAAGCAGCAGCGGAACCGAATTTCGTCGGCTGGCTGGATAAGTTTTATGCGACCTGGACCGAACGCGTTGCATCTGCTGTAAGCGAATGCAACGGGCCGCCTACGCTCGCCAGCGATTGGACGGCCGAAAGTAAGCGGCGACTGTCCGAAGTCGCTAGCCGCGTTCCTGATGGGCTTGCCGAGGCCGTCAGGGCTGAAACCGCGTTGTGGCAAGATCGTATCGACCAACTAGCCACGGCCATCGTGGCGGGAGAGATGCCATGAAAGAAATTATGCTGTACGACGAAATCGGGCCGTCCTACTATGGGCTGCTCGACGGAAAATGGATGGTTGACCAGCTTCGCGAGGCCGGCGGGCAACCTGTCCGCGTGCGGGTGAATTCGCCGGGAGGTAGCGTGTTCGAGGGGCAGGCCATGTATTCGGCACTTGCCAGCTACACGCCTGGCGTGATCGTCCAGATTGACGCGTTGGCGGCATCGGCCGCTTCCTTCGTGGCCATGGCCGCGAGCCGCATCGAGATTGCGGCAAACGCCATGGTGATGATCCACAACGCGTGGGGAGGGCTGTACGGAAACGCGGCCGAACACGAAAAAGCGGCCGCGTTGCTGCGAAAAATCGACGAACAGCTTGTTGATCAGTATTCTGCGAGAACCAAGCAGGACAAGGAAAAGATTCGCGAGTGGATGGCTGCCGAAACCTGGATGACGGCTGAGGAAGCGGTCAAAAATGGATTCGCCGATGTCGTCGGTCAGCAGCTAGCGGTCAAAGCTTGTGTCCGCGACGGGATGTTTGCTCGAACGCCTCGGGATTTGCTCGCAGGGGCCGCCAGCGTGTCGCCAAACGTCGCGGCGGCTGCCATGCGTCGCCGACTGGCTTTGGCGCGTGCATCTTGCTAGGACGCGTCCAACAGCGTATATTTCGATGGTCGCGGCGTCTTGTTAGGTGTCGCGGCCAAATCAATCGAGTCTCTTGTCAGGGGCACGATCCAGCTTACGCCGGGTTGTGCCCTTTGTCGTTGGCACCCGGCCAACTTCACAGGAGATGCCAGATGAAATCGAAGGTACTTCAGGAAAAAATTGCCGCTTCGCTCGACGAAGTGCAGGCGATCACCAACGTTATCGACAGCGAAAACCGCGAGCCGAAAGCGGAGGAATCCGCCCGCATTGCGGAGTTGATTGGCGAGGACGGAAACGGCGGCATTGTCGCCAATCTGAAAAAGCAACTGGCACAAGCCACCGCGTTCGAGCGCGAGCTTGCCAACGTGCAAGCCAGCCGGCAAATTCCGGCCGTCCATGAATCGCGTGGTGTTGAGTCTGCGAGCAACCTGTTCGCTCGCGTCAAGATTCCGTCGCGGGCGCAAGCACGGGCGCCGATCACGTCGTTTGTTGGCGAACACGCGCCGCAAGCTGCGTATTCGTTCGGCAAATTGGTGATGGCCGTCTGCGGCAATAGCGGGGCCGAAAACTGGTGCCGTGATTCGCTGGGCATCGACGTCAAGAACGCCATGAGCGGCGGCAGCGATTCGGACGGCGGATTCCTGATTCCGACCGAGTTTGAGGCCAACCTGATCCGGCTCGTGAACGAGTACGGCGTCATTCGCCGATCGGCTGAAATTGTGCCGATGGCTCGCGATGTCAAAGATACGCCGCGTCGAACCGGCGGCATCACTGGCTACTGGATCGGCGAAACCGGCACGCCAACGGAGGGCACGCCGACGCTGGATCTTGTCAAGCTCGTCGCCAAAAAGCTTGGTGCTCTGAGCTACTACAGCCGCGACGTCGACGAGGATTCCGCGATTGCCGTCGGCAATCTGATTATGCAGGAAATGGCATTGGCCATGGCCTACGCCGAAGACAACGCCGGATTTAATGGCGATGGAACTTCGACCTACGGCGGCATTGTCGGCATCAAGGAATCGTTGGCCGCTGGTGCGACCTATACGGCGATCACCGGCAACACGGCGTTCGGCACGCTCGATCTGGAAGACTTCGAGGGCATGATTGCCAAGCTTCCGTCGTACGCGTTTATGAATGGCGGGCCGTCGTGGTATATCCACCGAAGCGGCTGGGCATTGTCGATGCTGCGGCTCGCGGCTGCGGCTGGCGGCAACACAACCCGCGAGATTGCGGCCGGTGCGTCGCAGGTGCAATTCCTCGGCTATCCTGTTGTGTTTGTCGAAGTGATGAACAACACGACAACGGCCCAGACGTCCACCGAGGGGCTTGTCTATTTTGGCAACCTGCGGCAAGGCGTCAAGTTCGGCGACCGTCGCGGCGTGACGATCGACATGAGCCGCGAGGTGCGTTTCCTCACCCAGCAAATCGCCGTCCTCGGCACCGAGCGACTTGACATCAAGGTGCATGAAACCGGGACGGCCAGCGCTGCTGGCTCGATTGTCATGCTTGCCACTCCGAGCAGCTAACGCCAATTGAATTCTCGCGGCTAGCAACCGCTAGCCGCTTTCTCGCATACCAATCAAGGAACAGAAAATGAATCCTGCACAGCATGACAAGTTCGTTTCGATCACGCCGCCTGCGGCGATTGTCGACAACGCCAGCTACACTACGGCGACCATTGACACGGCCGGATTCGCTTATCTGCGAGTCCTGGTCTATCTTGGAGCCACCGACATCGCCATGACGGCGCTCAAGCTGCAAGAAAGCGACGATAGCGGCATGAGCGGGGCGGCCGATATTACGGGGCTTGTCTACGGCACCAGCGCCAGCATCGCGGGCACGACTTCCGCATTGCCGAGCGCGACCGACGACAACAAGTGTTTCTTGTTTGAAGTCGACCTGCGGGGCCGCAAGCGGTACATCGATCTTGTCGCCACCGCTGGCGATGGATCGACTGGCACCTACCTAGCAGCGTTCGCATTGCTGAGCCGGGCCGGTGACGTGGGTGTGTCCGCTTCGGAACGTGGGTTTGGCGCCATCCTGCGAGTGTAAGCCATGCAAGGCGAACGCCGAGCTATTCGCACAACGTCACCGACTTTCGAGCCGGTGACGTTGGCGGAAGCAAAAAAGCACCTTGAGCTAGCCGACGACGACAACGCACACGATGCGCACGTGCTGCGGCTGATTCAAGCCGCACGCGAGCAAGTCGAGTATGATTGCAGCGTTGTGCTGGCGACAGGGACGCACACGCTTACGCTCGACGACTTCCCGAGCGAACCGGAGATTTATCTGCCTGTTCGACCTGTCCAAAGCATAACGTCAATCACTTACATTGGCGACGACGGCAACACGTACACATTCACAAGCACGGATTACGCGCTCGACAATAACGAGCCTATCCCGGAAATCAAACTTGCCTATCTGAAGGATTGGCCATCGGCCAGAGGCGAGCCGAATAGCGTGACGGTGACATTCGTTGCCGGATACGCGTCGCAGTCCGCGATTCCGCAAGCGTACAAGCAGATGATGCTTGTCGATATTGCTCGACGATTTCAAGACCGCGAGGGACTTGAAAAACTGACTGAGAACATGGCCTACGAACGCATGGTCATTCGCTACCAACGCACGAGCTATCCGTAATGGCCGCACGATTGCCACGAATCATCCCGCAGACAACCCGCTTAGGCTCGATGCGTCAACGCGTCGACGTCAAGCGGCCAGCCACGGGCGTTGACAGTCGCGGACAGATTGCGGGAGCCGATGTTAGCTTGACGATTGCTTGGCCGTGCGAGATACGGACGCTGACGGGCGTTGAGCTTATCAACGCTCGCCAAACCTACCCTACGGCGTCGCATGTCGTGCGCGGCTGGTGGCGGCGTGGCGATCAAATCACCGTTCGACATTACTTGCAGTGGGGAACGCGTCGGCTGAATATCGGGCACGTTAACGACCTGGGCCAGGACAAAGGGCTGATCGAATTGCTTTGTGCGGAGGCTGTCGACGGTGCAAATTAAAATCGACGTTCAAGGCATCGCGCCGCTGGTTGGCAAGTTTGACATGCTCAAAAACGGCGTGCGTCGCCGCATTTTGCGGCGGGCGAATGTGGCCGCCGCTCGACCTGTTCGAGCCACGGCACGCAAGACAGCGGCGTTTATTGACCGCTCGGGCTTGCTTCGTCAATCGCTAACGCTGCGAACGAAAACCTATGGCACTGGCATCATAGCCAGCGTGATCGGTTCCGATCGCAACGTGCGGGGCGTCTATCGCGGCAAAAAACGCGTGCCAGCTAACTATGCTCACCTAGTCGAGATTGGCCACCGGATCGCCGTCGGTAGTCGCGGCGGTTCTGTTCGCGACACAGTGCTACTTAGACGCGGCAAAAAGTTTCTTCAGCCAGGCCAGACGCAGGCCGTCAACGCGGGACAAGTGCAAGGACGGCCGTTTGTTGGGCCAGCGTTGCAAGTCAATGTGTCAGGCTCGATTGCCAAGTTCGCGGAGACGTTCCGCAGGAACGTCGAACTGGAGGCGTCCCGATAATGCCAGACGTCGCCGAACGATTGCGAACATTCCTGACGGCCGACGCTGGCATTGCTGGTGTTGTTTCGACGCGGGTACATCAGGGGATTGTTCCGGAATCATCCATCGTTCCATACATTTGGTTTCGCCGGGCACGCACCGACGAACCGCGTACGCTTGATGGAGGATCACCTTCGGGATACGAGCAATTCTTCGACATCGAGTGTGTCAGCGAAGACCTAGACCAATGCCAGGACCTGGCGTTGGCTGTGCGCGACAAGCTGAACAACTATCGCGGAGCGTTCGCGGATAGCACGGTTAAGGGAATATTCGTCGAGGATCACAGCGACGATTACATTCCCCGCAGTGTCAGTAGTGATGACGTGGCGCATGTCGCCGCTTTGAGTGTTCAAATCATACCCTAGGAGAAAGCCATGCCTACGCCAATCATCGGACTCGGGACTGCCGTTGTCGTCGACTCGAAAACAATCGACCTGATCGTGAACGCCAAGCCGCCCATGCGCGACCGCGAGCTTGTCGACATCACGACGCTTGATGCGACGTTGCAGACCTACTCGCCTGGAATCGAGAAGCACTCTGAATTTACATTCCGATTGCTTCGCGACCCGGACGACACGGACCAAACTTCGCTTGACACGCTGTTTGGATCGAAGGCCATCAAGACGGTGACGATTACGTACACTGACGCGACGCCAACCGTCCAGACGTTTAGCGGATTTGTCTCAAAGGTCGAGCCGAGTCAGATCGAGCACAATCAACCGATCGCGTGGGACGTCACTATCCAACGGACATCGGCAATCACGTAACAGGAGAGTAACGGCGTGGGTTACAAACTAAAACGCAAGCAGTCGCGGTATGTCAACGAGGATCGCGGGCTAGACTTCGAGCTTGTTGAGGCTGACGGCAAGGCGGGATTGGAAATCGCGAAGCGAATTCTCGACGCGCAGGCCGGCGGAAATGACAAAATCGAAGGGCCGGCGCTCGTTGACCTATTCGTCTATTTGCTGAGCGTGTCGATCGTCGAACAGGACGGCCAAGGCGTGACGCGACCGCTCGACAACGACGCGGGACGGGCCGAACTGGCTGGCTGGCCGCTCGATGTGCTGATGAGCGCCGGCCAACAGGCCATGACGTTAAACGGGGCTGGCGAACCGGCAAAAAACTAACTGAGGGCGAGAAGTGGGCATTCCGCCTGTGCCTCGCCCTTGGCTACAGCCACCCGGATAGGCTCGCTGACGAGCTTACGGCGTCGCAGGTCGACGGATGGCGGCGGTATTGGTGCGACGAGGCGTGGGGCGACGTAAGGGCCGATATGCGGATGGAAGCGTACGCACAGCGGCACACTCACGGTGTCGAAAACGTCTCGGGATTGTGGCCGCACTGGCCGCCGAAAGAAGATCCGCAGGAAGTATTGGCCAAACTGCGAAAAGCGAAAGCGGAAAGAAGGGCGGCCATCTATGGCGACTAACGTAGGCAAACTGGCTGTCGTTGTCTCCGCGAGCGCTGGCGGGCTGTACGCGGGGCTGACACAGGCGCAAGCAGCCATCAAGCAATTCGGGGCGACGGCTACGCAAGTCGCTAGTGCGGCTGGCGTGGCGTTGGGCGGGCTGTCCGCTGTCGGTGCCGCACAATGGGCGTTAGGGCTGGCTGCCAATCTCGAACGGACGCAGATGCAATTTGGCGTCTTGATCGGCAACGCTCAACAGGCATCGTCGGTGTTAGGAGAACTTCGAAAGTTCGATATCGTTTCGCCGCTCGGGCTGAATACTCTGCTCGATGGGACGAAAATGATGCTTCAATTTGGCGTGGCCGTTGGTGATGTCGTTCCAGTTGTGAAAATGCTGGGCGACGTTTCAATGGGTAATGTCGATCAATTTTTGAGACTTTCAAAGTCAATGGGTGACGTTGCTTCGGCAAGCAAATTGACTGGCCAAGATTTGATTCAGTTCGTCAACGCGGGCTGGAATCCGCTACAGCAGATCGCGAAGCGTACGGGCGAAACTATGTCGCAGGTGCGTGAGCGTATGTCGGCCGGTGCTGTCAGCTTCGAGGAGGTGCGTCAAGCATTGGTCGACGCGACATCGGCCGGCGGTCGATTTGCGGGCATGATCGAGGCGGGCGGCCAAACCGTCGCCGGTCGATTCGAGATGCTCAAGGGCCGCGTTCAAGCGTTGGCAACGAGCCTAGGCGAAACAATGCTGCCAGCCGCGTCTAGCGTTGTCGGTGCGTTGGAGTCGATGGTGGCCGCCATCGGCAGCATCGACGGCCGATCCGCACTAGCTTCCGCCCAGGTGATCGCGTTCGCTGGCTCATTCCTGCTGACCGTCACCTATGCCGGCCGCGTTGTCGCCGCGATGAGAAACATCGTGGCCGCCATCCGAGCTATGAGCGTGGCGCAGGCGTTGTTTCAAGCGTTGTCTGGCCCGCAGGGCTGGGCTACGCTCGCGGCGTCGCTAGTCGTGGCAGCAGGGGCCGTAGCGGCCGTTGAATTCGCGTTCTCTGGCGTGTCCGGTGAAGCGGCAAAGGCTGTTGAGCAAACCAAGGCATTAGCCGATCAGGGCAACAAAGCTGGATCGGCTACGGCGAACGCGGTGAAGTCGGCCGCACAAGCCTCGGCGGACCTGTCGGCCAAGCTATCCGAAGTGGCCGGAAAATGGGCTGACGCGACAGCGGGAGCGGAACGCCACCGCGAACTACTTGAACGCGGCGCCCAATTGGCCGAACAATTCGCGCCACCGGAAGCCGTTTTCGCTGGCACGGTGCAAGAGCTACAAGACCTGGCGGCGGCCGGGGCGATCACGCAGGAAGTATTTGACGCGGCGTTTGGCGAAGCGGCCAACAAGCTGGCCCAAGCACGCCTTGAAGCGGCCGGACTCAACGAGCAAATTCAGGGGCTAGGCGCCGCCGCCGCGAACACAATGGAAGGTTTTCGCGCGATGGCTGATGCCCGTCGAGCGACAGAGCTTGCCATCAATCGACAAGCGGAAGCCGTCAATATCCAGCAGCAAATCCAAGCCGCCCAAGGTGGTGGAGTTCGCACGGCTGAGGGTGCATTCGATCGCGAGATGCGTGATATCATGCGGGAGACGCGCGACACCTTGCAGCAGCTTTTGGACACGACCAAAACCAAGCCTACGCTCGTCGTGGGCACAGCGGAGCTTTACTAGATGGCGGTTACTTCGGTTACGCTGCACTGGTCAGGGGCAACAGGCGACGCGACAGCGGATTCGCTCGAATACACCGCCGTCTACCGCGTGCAGACGGATAACACAGCCACCGGGCCGGCGGCGATCTTTTCCTACTTTAGAACCAACGGGCCATGGTTGAAGTCGGCCTACAGCTACGGCGGCGACAGCGACAGCAACGCCATCTGCACGAAGGTGAGCGCCCCGCGACACGTTGCAGGATCGGCCAACGTGTGGGAGGTGACGTTTACCTTCGCCAGCCAGCCAACAGCCGGAAGCGGCGGCAGCACGCAAGCCGCGCAGGCTGTCGACGCCAACGGCGACCCGTCGCAAGATCCAGCAGATTGGCGGCCGTATATTTGGTTCGCTGGCGGAACGCAAACCGAGCCAGCGGAAAAAGCGTACTACATCAGCGGATTCACGCATCCGATCCAGAAGTTTCAGCCGGGCGATTTGATCCGCGTTCAAAACTCGGCCGGCGACCGGATCGACTCGCCACCGGTCACGCAAGACAAGCCAGTTGCCAGGATGTACGCTCGAATCAATATCGGCGACTTTGACGTTGACTTGCTGCGGAATGTAGGCCGTATCCTGTCGCAGAAAATCAAGATTAAGGCCGGACTCGGTTACAATGGCGTTTTTCAAGCCGGAACATTGAAGCTATCTGATTTGAACGTGCTGACAAAGCGGATTGCGGTTGAGCGAAACGGAATCCGCGAGCTTGTCGACTATCGCGAAGTGACAGCGGAATTTTCGTTCAACCCGGATGGCTGGAACACCAAGCTTTACGACATCGGATTCAACCGCCAGTTGGCCGCCGGCGATCCAGACGGCAAGGGCGGAACGGTGTCATTCACCGACATTTTGGACGGGCTGGCGATCCGTGCGCCGATTCTCGACCCGGTGCTTGGCCAGCCGGTCAAGTCGCCGCAATTGCTCGACGGTGCCGGTCAACCGCTACAAGACCCGGACGGCGATCCTGTTGTGATCGAATACCGCGTCCCGGACACGTTCACGCTGGGCGCAATTTTTTTCCTATCGCAGGCCTTCGAGGTGGTGCAATGAGCCTAACGACTATCCGTGGTGATCTTGAGGTGCAAGGCGTCGCCAGCTTTGGCAGCACTGTTGGCCTACCGGCTGGCAGTGTCACGACGTCGACATTCTCGGCGGTGGCAGCCGATCGGCTGGCCTACACGAAAGCGGTGCATTACGGCCAGCATTTGTTCCAGATTCCGCTAGCGACAACGGTGACAAGCCAGACCGTTGCCGTGTTCATGGCCTATGGCTCGGCGACAATCAGCCATCTTTGGATTAGGCCGCTAACGTCGCCGACTGGCGGCGATCTGAAGTACACCGTCGACCTGAAGAAGTCGGCTGACGGCTCTGCTACGCTCACTAGCGTATTGTCGGCGGCAGTCGAGATTAGTTCGGCTGACACGTCGCAAACGCAGCAGGCGGCCAATGTGACGACGACAGCGGTTAGCGCGAAGGACGTGCTCTACATCGTCATAACGACGAGCGGGAGCACTGGCACGCAAGGCGCGGGGCTGGTGGTGGCGTTGGGCATCTCGGAGCAGCCTACGTAATGAGCGACTTTCGGCAGTTTTCGGAAGAGTCAATCCGCAAGATTCAACGCGATCACTCGCGATTGAAAGCATTGTCGCTGTCGATAGCCGCTCAGCAGCAGGTTGAGCGGCGGGAATCGGACGTCGTGCGGACGGTGACAGGTTACACGTCGACGAACGCGGCCAATCCGACATACCCGACGACGGGAGATACCTATGTCGTCAAACTCAAGGATTACTACTTCACGGAGACGGCCGGTACACAGGCTCGCACGGAATCAGGCGATTTTTCGAAGTCGATCATCGCAAGAACGTGGGATGGATCAAAGCTCGAGGAAGATACGCCGGTGATTTGCGACTTGATTCATTGCATTGGTCGCGGATATCGGTGGTGGATTCGGCCGATACCGGCTGCGGCGACCGTTGTTCATCCAGTGTTTCTGTTTTCGGCGTCATGGCGGGCAACAACTAGCGCGACATATCCGCGTGGCGGAACGAGCTTTGGTACGACCGAGTTTTATACGCTCGACTTTTCGAAATACCGTGGCGATGCCGCCGCCAATAAAATCGAGTTACTCGACGCGCCGAATAGCGGCGATCCTTTTTTGCGTGTGCTCGAAGATGGCTATTACTTTTTTGATTTGGAACTTCCGGTTACGCTTGGATTCAGCGGAAGCAACAGAACGTCGACTCTGACAACCACCGTCAGCAATTCGACGACGCCAGGCCATACGCACGACGTCGACGCATTCAATGGGCGCGATCTGTCCGCGACTGTCGGATGTCACCTGCGGTACAAACTCAACAACACTGGCACGGCGACCGTAATCAATGAATCGTCGGCTGGATGGCTGGCATTCGCGAACAACGGCAGCGCGTCGTCCTACGATACGTGCGTTGGACGTATTCAATACTGCGTCAACCTGACCGCCAACTGGTACATTCAGTTGCGAGTGTTCCTTTCTCAGTTTCAGAGCACGTCGGATCAGACCGTGAGGTCGACGTCTCCCGCCAAGGTTCGCATCCAGTACCTGGGCCAAACTGCGGCTGACGTCAACATCTGACGCCCATAAACGCGGATTGCCGGACAATCTCCGGCAATGGGCGTTGTCGCAATCGGCGGCCAGGATGGCCGCTAGTTGGCTGGATTACTTGTCAGAGGATGTTGATTAGCTTTCCTTTGTCGGCTTGCTTCTCGCGCCATCGCTTGAAAGCGGCCGACTTCCTGATGGTCTCCTCGATCGTCTCCGCTTGGCTGGCGGTGATCGCCAGGAAGTTTCGGACGTCTTCCGCGAGCCGCAGGCTAACCATCTTTTTTGGGCCATAGGGGCTGGCTGGACGGCCAGCCCCTTCTCGTTTTCCGCCGCTTGGCATGTTCTGCTCCTTAGTTATCGTACCTTCTGCCAAACCAAGTCACCCTGGAACTTCTTGTTTCGCTCTCGGCAATACTTGATGCTCGCGACGCGGTAGGAGGTCGCTTCAATTTCCATCTCAAACCGCTCGCCAGTCGTGGCCATTTCCTTGAATCGGAAAACTTGCTTTGCCGGTTCAGTCGATGCGGCAGGCGTCGTCATCTCCGCAGCGGCCAATTCTTCCGAGGTTTTCCAGTCAACCGTGGTCCAAGTCATTTTCGTCATCGCTTCATTCCTTGCGTTAGGTGTATCGTTCGCATCACGTAGGTAATTCTACCATCGGTTTTGATTAGGTCAAGACGTGATCGAAAAAAAATCGGGAAATAAAAAAACCCGGCACTGGGCCGGGTTCGCGTGGGTGGCGGGCGGTTACTTCGCGGTTGGGTAGACTTCCGATTGCGGCGCCCAGCGTTCTCCCGCGTTCCAGCGGGCAACCATCGCCACCGCCCATTCCATCGACTTGCCGAGGTAAGCCAGCGTATCGGCCAAGCCGTCATCCGTTCGAACCGCTAGGCTATCGCCCTCGTGAGTCGCGACGATTCCAACCGTCGCTTGGTAGATCGAACGCAACCCGGCAACCGGGGCCGTCTCGAATTGGTAAGGGGCGACCCGTTCGCGGGCAGCCTTCGCAGGCTTGGCAATCACAGCCTTCTTCGCGTTCTCGGCGACGGTGTTGATGAACTTTCCGCCCTCGTACCACTCGCCGTTCGCACCGAATTCTCCGCCCTTGGCCGCTCGTTTCGTGTTCGTCTTCATCGCGTTTGTCCTTGCGTTTGAGTTGTCGTTCGCGTTACGTCTGAATCATACTATCGGTTTTGATTCAGTCAAGACGTTAGCGGAAATTTTTGGGCCGAAAAAAATCTTCCCGGATTTTTCGAAAGCGTCTTGACGGAATCAACCGATAAGCGTACTATTCCAACATCACGAGCAACGAACCAACTAACGAAGGAATCGAAAAATGACTGCGACGCAAAAAGAAGCTTGCCGATTGATGGATCACCACAACATTGGAGCCATGCTGACAAAGTTTGGTTGGACCTGGAAAAATGCCTGCCGCAACAGCGAAGAAGTGGCAGCTGAGGTTGTGCGGTTGCTCAAGGATCGCAAGTAACGGTAACGACACCGCCCCGGTCATTTTTGGCCGGGGCATATTTAGGGGAATCAAAATGAAGATTGCGATTTGGCCGAACGGGTTGGGCGCGATGGTTTCTAGCGGCAAACTGGTGATTGAAGTTTGGCACCATGGAGGCGCGCGACGGTGCGAGCGTGACGATAGCATCTGCGGATTTAGCGGAACGCATTTTGCGACCGTCGCGAAAGATACGCTCGAAAACATGGGCAGAGCGGCAATTGACTTGTGGAACAATGACCGGAACGCGTGGCAACCCTGCGAATAGTTCTCAACGTGCGGCCAGGGGATTCCTGGCCGCTTTCCGGGAGGCGAAAAAAATCTTCCCGGATTTTTCCGAAAGTGTATTGACGGATTCAACCGATAAGCGTACTATTCTCACATCGGGACGCATGTCGCGGACCGAACAACGCCAAACGCAAGGGAGCGAAAAGATGAACGCCAACAACCTGCCGAACGTCACCGAAGCCGTCAAGATTGCCGAACGAACCATGGCTGAGGATCGCCGAGTTGTCGCGGTCGTCATGAACTTCTGGTCAATCGCCGAGTGTGCCATGGAAATCACGGTTCATTGCGACGGACGGTTGACCGATGCCCGCAAGCTGT